CTCAAGGGCCACAAGGTGAACAAGGTTTGCAAGGAGAGCAAGGCCCGGCTGGAACGCCTGGAGCAACTGGGGCTCCTGGGGCTACCGGAGCAACGGGAGCAGCAGGTGAGCAAGGAGAACGTGGTCTGACGGGTGCCAGAGGCGCACCAGGAGCATCCGCCATCAGCACAACACCTCTGACCGACGCCCTTTTCGGTCGTGACCTAAAACCAATTGAAATCGATGCGCCACTGTTGACTGCGCTTAAACGTCGCAGCGGCTGGAGATCAATAGTATGACCTTTATTAACCTAATAAACGAGATTCTGCGGCGTCTCAGAGAGACAGAGGTAAGCACCTCAACAGAGAACGATTATGCGAAGCTAATCGGCGATCTGATTAATGACGCGAAGTCGGTCGTGGAAAGCTCGCACGAATGGACGGCGCTGCGGGAGACTTTAACTTTCGACACGGTTGCGGCAACAAAAACTTACGCCCTGACGGGTGCTTTTCAGAACGCCATTTTCAAAGAAGCCATCAATGACACCAGCAACACGTTCCTGCGTACTGTCAACCGCAACTATATCAATCGAGAGACTTACATCGGTTCTGCTGCTCAGGGAACTCCGCAGTATTACGCCTGGAACGGCACAGACGGTACAGGGCAGCTCCAGGTTGATCTGCACCCGACACCCGATGCGATTTATGCCATGCGCTTCGATATGGTAATTCCGCAACCCGCTCTGACCACCGACAGCACTTTTCTCAAAGTACCGTTCAATCCGGTGCTACAGCTTGCCTATGGCTACGCTCTGAGAGAGAAGGGCGAGACTGGAGGCCAATCTGCTGCGGAACAATTTGGCGTGGCATCAATTGCTTTATCGGATGCGATACAAGTTGATGCAAACAAGTATCAAGATGAACTGACTTTTGTGGCTTGCTGATGGCTCAACGACTGCAAAACATTACAATCGGCGCACCGGGCTTCAGGGGTATCAATACCCAGGATGCCCCTTTGCAACAAGATCCCAGCTTCGCCGCGATTGCTGACAACTGCGTAATCGATAAAGAAGGCAGGATCGCCGCGAGGAAAGGGTACAACATGGTCTCCGGCAATGGCTCTAGCGTTCTTGGCTCCTCTGCTGGCATCGAATCTATCGGTGAGTTCGTGCAGACCGACGGCACAAAGGTGTTTTTCTCGGCTGGAAACAACAAGATTTTTACCGGCACGACGACGCTTACCGACGCAACGCCTGGAAGCTATACCATAAGCGCAAACAACTGGGCTATGGCGTCCCTGGCTAACAAGTTTTATCTCTTCCAAAGGGGCCACGCGCCTCTGGTCTACGATCCTGCTGGCCCGGCTCTGACAACTATCGCAGCGCACTCTTCTGTCGCCGGTACGCCAATTCAAGCAAATGCGGTGCTGGCTGCTTTTGGCAGACTATGGGTTGCAGATGTTACGGGCAACAAACAGAAAATTTACTGGACTGATTCTTTAAATGGTCTGGCATGGACGGGCGGCAGCTCGGGCAATCTTGATCTTACGACTGTCTTCCCGAATGGATTTGATGAGGTTGTGGCGCTAACAGCACACAACAACTTTCTGATCATCCTGGGCAAGAGATCAATTCTGGTCTATGCCGGGGCTGACGATCCGGCGAATATGACCCTATCAGATACAATCGCCAATATCGGCTGTGTGTCCCGAGATGCAGTGCAAAGCACCGGAAAGGACATTCTGTTCCTTGACTTCTCTGGGGTTCGCTCTCTCTCAAGGACAATCCAAGAGAAATCAGCGCCGATTGGGGACATCAGTAAAAACGTCAACAACGATGTCAAGACCCGAGTTCAGGCTGAGACCGGAAACATCAAATCGGTCTACGATCCTAACAATGCTTTTTTCCTTATAAACTTCCCTGCCGTCGGGGTGGTCTATGTGTTTGATACCCGCTATCCGTTAGAGGATGGCAGCTACAGGACAACCACCTGGACGCAACTTGCGCCGCTCTGCTTTACGACGACGGATGATGATGAGCTATATATCGGCGTAGCTTCTGGCCTCGCGGAATATAAGTCCAACACTGACGACACCAGCTCCTATCTCCTGGAGTATTTCAGCCATCCGCTTGGGTTCGGAGACAGCTCCCGCCTGAAGTTCCTGAAAGCGGTGAATGTGACGACTTTTAATGGGGCTAGTGCTACGGTGGTTCTGAACTGGGCATACGATTATGCCGGAGATTTCCGCAAAACGGCCTATACGCTGGGCGCGTTTTCTGCGGCCGAATATGGCGTGAGTGAGTACAACACTAGCGCGGAGTTTGCTTCTAGCACTCAACTTATTACCAAGAGAAAACTGCCCACAAATGGATCGGGAACTATTGTCTCGGTCGGTCTGACAACCAATGTCTCTGGATCGCCGATTGCGTTCCAAGAGCTGAATATTCAATCTCTTATCGGGAGACTGCTGTAATGTCTAATTACACTATCGTGACCAATTACGGAGCTAAAGACAGTCTCCCGAGCGGGAACGCGAACAAGGTCGTCAAAGGCTCCGAGTTCACCACTGAATTCACTGCGGTTCAGACAGCGGTGAACTCAAAGCTCGATGCAGCAGGAGGTACTGCGACCGGAACTCTTACGGTTGCCAATCTCAGCGTCTCCGGCACCGTGACGGGCGATTTCACAATTGATGAGGGTACTTTCTGATGCCTACTCACGATAGACTTTTAGGCGGTATTAACAGCTTTTTCAACAATCCTGGGCTGCAAAACGTCAGAAATTTAATCGGGACTGCTGGTCAAATCGCGGTTGCTGAAGATGCAATCGACGACCTACAGGGTCTCGGTCAGCAAGCGCAGGAGTTCATAGGCTTGCCGAGAGACGGTCAGTCACTCTATGAGACTGTGGCAGGTGACACTCGCTTCAGACCTTTCAGCGTCTCCGCAGCTCCTGGGACAACTGCCTTTGATTCAGCCGGGGGAGCGACGTTTAATCTTTCCCCTGAGCAGCAAAGACTGGAGCAGTCACTTAGAACCGGGGGTGAAACTCTGGTCAATGCCCTACTAGGACGGGGCGAGTTTGGTTCTATTGACCCAGTGACCGGGCAGCGCACCGACAATCTCCGGGCAGACCAAGAGGCACTTCTCAGATTAATCGAAGTCGGCGACCGGGACGCACAAGGTCAAACATTGCGTGAGGCAGCAGAGCAGTCTTTTATCGGGACTAACAGATCATTCACCGACCCATTTTCAGCGGAGAACCTCGCAGCATCAGAGCAAAGACTTTTTGACCGACTCCAGGCTATCAGAGCGCCACAGATAGAGCGAGATCGAACTGCGCTGCAAAACCAGTTAATTGCACAAGGTCGTCAAGGACTCAGCACAGCTCAGTACGGTGGTTCGCCGGAGCAGTTTGCTCTGGAGCAAGCCATACAGGAACAACAAAGCAGAGACGCTCTCAGCGCCTTCCAGCAAGCCAGAAGTGATGCAGCGACGCTCTCTAACCTAAGACAAGCCGGAGTCACCCAGGCGAGAACAGATGAGCAACTGCGATCTGATCAAAGGTTGGCAGGACTGCGGCAGCAAGCTCTTGAGAAGGAGCTGACGGGTAGACTTGCTGACACCTTGCTCAACGCAGCAAATCGACCAATCGATGCGCTCCTGGCTACAACTGCACCGGCCCTCGATGCCGCAGCTTTGGCAAATGTCAGCGGTCGTCAGCTCGGTAGCTTCGGTGCAGAGCTTGGCGCGTCGTCTCTGGACTATGATCTTGGCGCACAACAACTTGCCACTGATCTGCGGCGTGAGGCACTTAACAGTCTGTTCGGTCTGCTGATTGCCGAACGTCAGGCAGCAGCTCAAGAGTCTGCTGCGGCAAGGACTGCAAGCGCTCCCACAAATCTACAAATCGGAAACACCGGCATCGAATTGACACCTCAAGGTCAGGTTGTCTACAACCCAAACTAGGGAGCTAATAAATGGCACGTTATCAAGATATTTCGCTCGCATTTGGTGACCTAATCGACACCCCAGTGACTAGGCGGCAGAAGGTCGAAGAGGCTTCAAGACTTGCACAG